GGACTGTATCAGAGACAAGAGTGGGTTCTTGAACCACAACCCTTTCTCCACCCACATAGGCGATTCCCGGTTGGATATATATTCCATTAGTTTCAAGTGTTACCTGAAGTCCGGTTAGTACACCATCAGTAAAGAAATCCGAGACTCTTTCCCTGACAGCTTTTTCCTTCGCCTCCTGCTCAAACTCCAGATCCTCCAGTGACGGAATCATACCTGAGTAAAACTTCGTGCGCTCCATACTTATTCCTTCTTGCTCTTCAGTTCAAAGGTGACGGGCTGAGAAGGTTCAGACCCATTCCCAGCCCGATCAACCGCTACCGTGTAGACCTTATAGATGCCGGGACTCAAGCTCAGAGTAATACTATGCTCACCTGTCCCTACTTCACTGTCTGTCCCTAGAAGTGTATCTGAGTCTGGAACAGGAGAACTCCCCAGCATCTGGTAATACAGCACTTTGACTGCATCTACCGCCATAATCCTGTGTCAGCTTAGCCCTATGATACACCACCGGAGATGGTCACACTGGTTCCCACAATCACCTGACCTTCTACCAGGTTACTGATAGTCGGTGCTGTTGGACTTGCAGTATCGATGGTAATGATAAGTTCTGTTCCCAGGGCACTCCAGCTACCGAACTTATCAAGCCACTTAGCTTTGAACTTGTGATCCCCATCTCCCAGCGCTGTAGCAGGGGTGAAAGTAGCGTCTATGGCATTGAGACTGGCAGCTGAGACCATATACTCTTTGTAAGCCAGAGCTACTTCATCATATTTCCACAGAGCCAGTTTGTCCACTGAATCAGGGGATGCAGCAGCGGCCCCAGTTGGAACGGGGAGAGCTACAGAGGTTTTCAGACGTGGAGTATTGTCACCCGTGTAATTGTCTGTGGAACTTTCCCCCGTATCGTCCAACAGATCCACCGCCGGTGCCACCGTTGACCCTGTAATAATATGCAGGGTTCTGAACCCTGACAGGTTCCCAGCCTTATCCTTTCCCTGGACTTTCACATCATGGGATCCGGCAATAAGACTTACATTAGCTTTTGACCATGCACCGTTCGACGGGGTGATTGTGTCGTCAATGAGACTCACTCCATCGTAAAGGTGCACCTTTCTTGTATCGTATGTAGTAGGCATTTTTTATTCCTCCTTTAAGTTGATTAATTATGCGTATGCTGATTGCACCACATTTCCTTCGATATTTACTGTTTCACCGATAAAGACCTGCCCTTCAGATATATTGGTGACTTCCACATCAAGCAAGTTAAAGACCAGATAGCCTTTTGTGTGGGCAGATTTTAACCGATTAATTTTCTCTATTATCTTCTCAGGATAGACGGTGTATTTCCCATTTTCCTGAATCCTGTTATAAATTTTTACCCAGAATAAAAATTCAGGTTTATCTAAATCCGTTTTAGAATAAATCCGTGTTTTACGGTTTGAAGAATATTCTTCTAATTTCTGATCTTCTTTTGAAAACAGAACTGAACGATTAAACATAGCCTGTTTAGATAAATCTGTTGCTTTAAACAGAATCCATTTCATTCCATCAGCCGATATCTCATAGATGTAATCTACTCTTATATCCTTCAATAGAAGTTCCAGATAGTATTTCATCCCTTCTTTCGTCCCTAAAAATGCTCTCATCTGTGGATCTATTAATAACTCATCAAGTCCTACATTGGGAAGGTTTTTATCTCTGGCGTGCTCTTCTAAAAACCCCTGATAATCTGTCTCATAGAAATCTGTTGTTGTATCTGTTGGAATGAAAAACTTTGAAAGTCGTGATTTCAGAATATCTGATTTCAACTGCCTTAAACTTTCGGCAATCGTCTTAAATATCCCACGAAGATTTGAATCATCTCTTTGAGATTTCTTCATAAATGAAGGCAGAAGCCAATATAAATAATCAAACATCACACCACTCCTAATGAAGTTTCTTTAGAGCTTTCAATAATCTCTGTATCCTGATAGCTTCTTCCTTTTACCGTTTGATTTATTAACACTGTATCAATCTGGATCATCTCATCAGGTGCTGCGTTAACCGTTTCTTCTGGATTTATTATTTCAACCGAATAAATCCCATCTACCTTCATCACATCTGAAACAATTCGGGAAAGCACCAAGTGCTCACCAATCAAAAGTTTAGAATTAAAACTCATAAGCATCTGGCGGATTCTCTCTTCCACATCGGAAAGTTCATAAGAACTGAATCTTTCTACAGTAATTTCAATATTCACAGGTTTCACTTTTGGACTTAACACATAAACCAGAGCTGTTAAGGGTTTTCTTAGCTCAACTGCTTCATAAACACTTTGTAACAATTCTGGAGTTGGAATACCGTTCTCAGCTGCAATTACAAGTCCAACACTGCCTGGACCAAAGGGGAAATCATCTAAAACTTCAACAGACTTAACACCAGTAACCGATAGCGCCCAGCTTCGGTATGCGTCAGCCGTCCCTCCCACTCCCAACTCATCCCAGCGGTAAATAGCTCGGGTGCGAAGGTCTTCATCAGTCTCCGTGTTTGTGCCAATTGCCGCTTGCCAGCTCCTCACCCCCGCCCCGAGATTTACTGATTTATTAATCACTCCATCAATACCTGGGATGTGTGTGGTTATCTTTGTGATGGTCTCTTTACCTACATTATAATCTGTCCCTTCTTCCACAGCTTCAATAAGAGTAAAACAATCCGTTTCACCATCGGTTAATATCACTTCTTCAATTGTTTTAAATCTGTATTCATTTCCTTCACTGTCTTTTACTGTTTTTACAATAGTACCGGCTGGAATCGTGATGTTCTCATCCTTTGGACTGTTTCTATAAAATGTGATGTACCCTGAAGCTTTCTGTCCCTCTTTACGCTCAAGACCTAACTCACGAACTTTCAAGTCCAACCATTTCCCTTCAGCTGTCTGGATAAAGCCTGCTCGAGTTACCGTATAAGTTAGTTGATAAAGGTCTGAAAATACTTTGGCAATAGCCTCCAGGATGGTGCGGATAACAGAACCTGGATTTAAATTGGTGATGGAGGTACTGTCCACCACACCCTGAATCAGATCATCCCGAACTTCTGTGTAAGTTTTTATCATTTCATTGCCACAGAGTTCACAGAGAATACATCTAAAAAGTTTTTGTATTTTTGTGCATTTTGTGGCTATCTCTACAATTCATCAATGGTAATTCCCCAGAGAAGTGTTAACGGATGAACGTTTTCTAATGGTATAAAAGAAATGTTTACTAAAATTTCTTCTGGAGTGTATTTCAAAATGTGTACCTGAATGGTGTTTGGATTGATTCGTTTATCCTGTTCTAAAGCAGTGTTAACAGATCGCTTGATTAAAGCACGATTGAGTTCTGTATCAGGCTGACCTAAATATTGAAATAACAGCGAACCATAATCCTCATGACCGAACAGATCCCCGTAAGAAGATTCCAGCCGGTGACGAACATCCTGAAGTAAACAATCATCACCTTTAATGACGTCCAGGTCACCTGAGGAACTCAGCTTAAGATCGCCTGATTCGGAGATTATTAGATCATTTCCTAAAAATGGCATAATTCCTTAGCCCTACATTAGCCCACATTCGACTTTTCTTTACTCTTTGGTATGATAAAGCGACGGAATAAATCCTTAATTCCAGCCAATAGACCCAATAAAACAATCAGACCAATAGCTGAAAAGATTAAGCCCAACCCTAAAAGAAAGAAGTTTGCCACCCAGTTTGCTATTTCAATCACGCATTACCTTTTTATCTCTTTCAGTGCTGGAATCAATACTCCCACCACATCAAAAACTTCATTGGTGATGGCTCGCATTTCTTTCACTGTGATTTTACCATCCTTCTTTGCTGCCAGATATTTGACATACACTTCCTTTGTCTCCTTGACAATAGTTCGGTATTTAAAGGCAACCTGACCAACTGTTATGAGATATTTCCACATATTCTTATCCTTTCTTTATTTTCAATTTTGTGCATTCTGTGCCTTTTGTGGCTATGAGATCGTTGCAATGACCGGTGCTGTCTGAACCTGTGCTGAAGGCGATCCTGCTGTTGTGATTCCAGCTACCGTAATCGTCATTGATCTTAAGTAATCATCAATAGCTGTAGCAATCGCATCAGCTGTCTCATCCACCGTTTTCTCTTCTGATGTTTCAAGTGCAGTCTTAATTGCTGATTCCAAACTTGATTTATTTAACGGCATGGTAAATCATCCTCCCATTTTCATCTGGTATAGCTTTTAATTTTTCCCGTCTGTTTCTCCTAAAGGATATATGAATCCATTCAGATTTTCCTCGCTTTTCATATACACATTGATCAAAGGGAATGCTGTGGTGGATGATGTAATCGAACACTGTGCCGACAGTAGTATCCTTAACCACAAAATCCGCAGCTTCACCCCTCATATGCTGTGAATATTTCGATCCACCGATTGTCCTATTTAATTTCTTTGAGCGATACCCGCTGGTAATATATACGGATTTATTAAAATGTTGTCTGATAGGTTCTAGAACACTTTTACAAAGGGAAGTGAGATTTTTAATCTCGTCCACAGAGGGTGTATTATAAATCCCTTTTTCTTTAGCAGTCTTAGAGTATGTGAACTCTTCTAAATGAAAATGTGGACTTATGCGCATTTGACTACCTCTGATAGTTCTGTTCCTGTTAAAGCCTGAATGGGTGGTGTGGATGGACCCACACCTGTTCCATGCGTGTGAGCGTTAAATAAACTCTGAAATATGTTGCCCTTAATAACTTGCTCTGATGCAGATTCCCCCAGAAAGATTTCAGATGAGTTCACAGTGGCTTTAGGACTAGTCACAATTACCTCCGCATCACTTTCCACCGTGACCGTCCCATCATCATCTAAAAAGATTCTAGATGTTTCACTCTCAATTAAGAACTGGTTCTCAAAGCCAGATTCAGATATAAACCCCTGAATGAAAGGTTTTGTTGGATCTCCATTTAAAAAGCCCACAATCGCGATGCTGTCCACCTGGGGTAGGGCCAAAAGTCTTGTGGTGGGTGTTGCCCAGACAGTTAAAATCTCTACAGCAGGGATAACAGGATGTGTTTCATCTTCCGGCTGCACATCACAGGTATACGTATCCGGCTGAACAGCCACCACTTTTCCTCTGATGGGTTGTTTCACATATGATGTGATGTCTGGCTTTATGCGTTCGATAATTTTCTTTAGATATGCTTCAATCATATTCCTGACACCCCTAACACAGTCCTTCCACCAGTCTCCCATCTGTACGAAGCAGATTCTACCAGAAAATCAGATTCATTTATTGTAACCACATCACCAATAAACACTGGCACTATAAGTGTGGTTAAGCATCTTCCTTCCACCCATTCGATAATGTTATCACCGGTAGTAAACTCCATCACTGGTGAAATAGATGTATCCAGTGCCTTCCAGATAAAAGACTTTCCACGTGTATAAAATATCTGTGGAACAGCTGTATGGTCTGAAATATCCTTGGTAACCTTCTGCAATACAGAAAATGCAGATTCATTAAAGATCGGGAAAACCTTGTATGTAAAATCTGACTGTTCTATCTCAAGTGTGAGACCGGAATCTATCAGTATTGATGAGAGAATATTTGAAGCTGTCTCTTCGATAAATGTCTGAGATATAAAACTGGAATTAAACCCCACAGAATAGTCCAGAGCTTTAATTAATACGTCTTCCCTGTCTGTGTGAATATTTGTAATCACGCCTTCAAACAAATCATCATAATTTTCATCATAACCCCATTGAATAATGATGGTCTGGCCAGCAGATAGTGATGGTGCAATAACATTTTCTATGTCCCTGAATAATAATATTACTGAATCAATCCCTCCATAGAGCCCGCTTGAATATTCAAACCGCATCACCACAGAACTTATATCCTGATTATTTGCTGTTACTTTTATATTCGGATACTGCATATTTATTAGCCGCCAAGATCGCTAAGAAACACGAAGGAAAATTCTCTGTGTCCTTTTTGCCATTTTATTATTCTGTGTGTTTTGTGCATTTTTGCTTGCCCTGTGGAATGCAAAGTATATTCCATCAGGGCGGTTATCCATCTACATCTTCACCCGGGGTTTCACCTTCATATTCTCCACCCATAGCATCAGATTTACCTGCTTCATACTGATCTGCTAAATAATCATTCTCCGGTTCTCCTAAAGCTTCTGACAGATATTCATCACCTTGAATCGCTTCCTCCCCCTTGACCTCAGCCTCTGCCTTAGCTTCTATCTCCTGAGCCTGTGATTGCAGCTGCACTTCAATCGATTCATACTCTGTAAGTGTCATAACAACTGTCACAAGGTCCATCTGGCTGTCAGCTACTTCCATCGCTTTAATAAGCACCTGACTTATCCCGCAGACATTTGTGAGAGTTGAAGTAATATCCACCGCTTCCGGCTTTGTATCCTTCGGTCCTCTGAAAAGATTTTGAATCGTCTGAAATCTCTCCGGTGCATTTTCTATTATCCTGCCATTTTCATAGATAGCGGGAATCTCAAGCGTGAGAGTGATTTGAGCATCCTCATACCCGATAGGCTGTTTAACCTTTCCACTTCTTCCTGGAATCTCTATCTCATCAATCTTCATGGACTGTTTGATTTTCATTGCCTTAGGTGGCACAGGTAAAATGATCCCGCCTAAAGAGACATCCATGTACGCGTTGTTACTTTTTACAGGTTTAATTTCACTGATAAAGGTCATGGGATGGTGACCTCTAAAGATTCAGATTTACCTGCCAGATCCTCAAAGACTTCCAAAAGTTTAGACTTAAAATCTTCGGGGTTTCCACCATCAATTGAGATATGAATAGTATTATCTTTTACAGCTCTATCTACATAAACTGTTTTAGATTGCTGCTGGTTATAAGCTGTGTTATTTATGACAGATTGAGTGAGATTTGAGTGTGTGGTAAACGGATTTTGACTCGCAGGAATCACCGCTTCACCTTTATGAATAACCGCCAGCATATCCTGCGGGACTTCCATAATACCTATTGAAAGTTTCGGTATCTCGGGTATAGCTGGAATCCCGACCTTTATTGTCACGCTGTTGACACTATCAATGAGAGAGTTAGCCTTTTCAATCACGGAGTTAATTGAAGAAGTGAACATCGATTTTATTCCACTTAATACGCCTGTGATTGTTTTCCCAATGCCACCAAAGATGGTTAGTGCTGTGATTTTAATGCTATTAAATGCAGTGGGGATAAATTCAACGATGGATGTGATTCCAGAAATAATTCCATCGATAAAAGAAGTAAAAACACCTGTAACAGATAGCCACACACCAGAGATGGTATTGCCAACAGATTTAAAGCTGGATAAAAGCCACTTGAAAAACGGTGAAAAAAGAGATGTGAAGAAACTATCCGTACGAGAAAATACTTCTTTTACCTCCTCCCACCCTTTCTGAAACGGTTTAGAGATAATACTTACAACTTTCCCGAATACAGAAGTCAGAGTTGTAATAATGGTATCACCAAAGCCTTTGATATTAAATACTTTGCCTATGAGGTTAAATGCCAG